ATTATTATTGACTGTTGCTGTACTTGATCTGTTATAAGTATTAGTACCATCAGAACCTTTTGTAGTACCGGAAACTGTTCCTGCGGAGTCAAATTGAAACATCCAACCAGCCGTAGAAGCAGTCGCACCTTTAGAAATAATAACACCACTTGTAGCGCTTGTTTTTATCCATAAACTCACAGTAAATGTGACATTTGCAAATTGAAAAGTTGTTCCGGTATTAACTGTATCTACATAATCATTGGTACCATCAAATACTATACTACCCAAATTAGCATCACTAAAAGTAGGACCGTTAGTTAAAGTACCTGTGTTATTATTACCACTTAAATCTGACCAAGTGGTACCACTACCAGGATAACTTTTATTATTAGCCGCATCTAGTGCAAGCACCAAACCATTTGTAACTATTTTTGGTGAATGTGATAATCCCATATACTATAATTATCTACCAAATCTAGATTTAGTTGCGTTATAATTTTGCAATACTTCAGCTGCGGTTAATACTCGGTTATATATTAGAAATTGTGATATGTTGCCATTTACATAACTAATACTATCTCTTATATCTGCACCAATAGTAAAATCATTTGTACTTATACTTGCATTAAGTGCAGCTGTACCAGTACCCGAAGAATATCCATCGATATAAAATGTACCATTTGTAGAATTTTTTGTAAATCCTAAATATTGATAAACATTTGTTGACAATGTTCCGGCAGATTGAATAAAATTAAAACCCATAGAAGAATCATAATCCCAATATACTAATCTTGAATTGGCTTGTTGCAATTGAGCTTCTGTTACTGCGTCTGATGCACTTCTTCCTAAACTAAATAAAATACCGTATGTACTCATAGAATTAAATTTTGCCCATAACAATACGGTATATGTCGATGAATTAAAATTACTAAGCGATGAACGATAAATATAATCATTTGTACCATCTAATGCTATACTGCCCATATTTGATGCATTAAATGTAGGTCCATTGGTTAATGTACCATTATTATCATTTCCGCTTAAATCGGTCCAAGTTGTACCTGAACCAGGATAACTTTTATTATTTGCAGCGTCTAAATGTAATACCAATCCATTTTCATTTATATCTGGTCCACCTTTGCTTGACATATACTATAATTATAAACCGAATCTACTTTTAGTAGCATTATAGTTCTGCAATACTTCCGATGCGGAGAGACCTTTGCCTTTGTAAACTTTAACGTTACTAATCCTACCATTGAATGCTTCATCATTCTCATGAGAAATACCAATTCTTAACTCTGTTTTATCATTTGGAATAGATACGCTTCCCGTATGACTATTTTGAGACACGCCATTTAGATAAATAGTGGTTACACCAGAAATTCTTGATACAGTATAATGATACCACTGAGATGCCGAAATTGTATCATTTGTTGCTATATTTATCGCTGCATCATCACCGCCGAAGAACTGCATTTTTTTACTGGATGTCACAAGCCTTGCGACAAAATCGAGGTTTGATGTCCAGACAACATATTTAGACATAAAAATAGAATTTACGCTTACTGTGTTAAAGTACACCCAACATTCAATAGTAAAATTTCCTGTTCCAAAATTAAAATTCTCACCCGTTGTGATTGATGTATAATCATTTGTACCATCAAATACTATAACACCACCGTTACTAACACTAAATGTGGGTCCATTGGTTAGTGTACCTGTGTTACTATTACCGCTTAAATCGGTCCATGTAGTACCTGATCTAGGATAACTTTTATTATTAGCAGCATCAAGTGATAATACCAATCCATTTGTAATTATTTTCGGTGAATATTTTGTAGCCATAAACTATAATTTTGTTATTTTAACTTTTAAATAACCATTTTATTTATTACCAATTTCTACAACTCCAATATCCGGCAGTGGTTCTATCTTTCTTTTGATCACATTTGTGTCTTGCTCTAAAACTTTTCCGTCTAGATTTACTGCTTACTCGTATTCGCATGTTAGGATCACCAAATGTAACTTTCTTTATTTTTCCTGCTTTTGATCTAACATATACAGCAAATTTCTTCGGTCCTCCTGGAGTTCTAAATGGTCTACTAAGATGTACAGTTCTACCTCTGTGTTTTGCTTCATTTAGACATTCATTGTGTTCCAATTCAATTGGCGCATCTAAAAATACTTCTCGTCCATCATAAATAGATTTTATACCCAGATCACTTTCTACAATATCCAAATCATCATCATTTAATTCAATTGCGTCATCATTATACAAACCACGAACTTCATTAACCAATTTAAAATATGATTCACTGTAAATTCTAAAAACATTTTGTTCCAATGTTAATCTATTATCCAAATGATACTTCAATCTATCACTAATACCCACTTCTTTAACCAACTTCATTGGTTCACTCTTTTCAACAATAGCATCCACAATGTCACTCAAATATATCATACTATATAAATAGAATTTAAAAATAAAAAACCCCGGCATTTCTGCCGGGGTCATTGTTTAATCTATATCAGTTAAGCTTAGATCTGATCTAAATCAGATACATATATCTTGCCGTAGAATTCTGGACGGACAACTTTCTTAGCATAACGAGTCAATACTCCACGACGTGGGGTGAAATTGACTGGATCGTATACCAATGGAGTTTGTACGAGTGGGATGTATGGAGCATATACTGCGCCTGTTTCGAGGAAGTTATTTCCACGGAAGCCCATCAAGATGGTGTTTTCTTGCATGTATGGGTTCTTGTAGACTTGGAAGCGACTTGCGAAGCTACCAACACGACTTACACCCATTGCGAACTTAGCACTATCACCGTCAGTGTTAACAACATATCCTGGGATTGATTCCAAGATGGTTGCTACGTCTGGTCCTACGACCAAGAAGTTTGCACCACCACGTAGAGTCAATTGGTGAATCTTGTTAGATACCTTTTGGATCTTGTTACCAAGTGTTGAGAACCAAGTGCTCTTTACGTAAGCAGTACGATTGGTTGAATCGTTATTTACAGTAAAGGTTGGTAGACCGTTAGCATCGTTAGCACCCTTGATGATGTCCTTACCGATTACTGCAGACCATCCTTCAGTTGTCAATGCTGGAGCAGCATTAATCAACATGTCCATGATTTCAAGATCAATTTCCATTGATACATATTCACTCAATAGAGCAGTCAATTCTGCTTCTGCATCAATGCTGTGGTAAGCATTCAAGTCTTGAGCCAATTCTGGTGTCCAGACTGCCTTTAACTTACGAGTCTTAGCAACGATTGGTTCGCTCTTAAGTTCCAAGTTAACTTCTGGAATGTTGATATCAGTAGACAAACCAGATGTACCTGCTGCAGCGCTAGTACCCTTATCTTCGAAGTCACCACGGGTAGCATCAGTAGGTTGTTTTGTGAATGTCAATGTTGCATTTGCACCTTGTACAGGTGCTTGTGAACCAGTAACAATGAATTGAATTTTATATGTTGGGGAAGCCAATGTACCGGTATTGTATACCTTTGTCATTTCATTGATTTGAAGTGTTGGATCGATTGCTGAACCACTCAAAGCAAAGCTTCTTACTGCGTTCAAGTCGATGGTTGCTGCATTTGAACCAACGTCTACTGTTAGTTTTTTATATGAACCAGTAGCAACATAGGTTGCATTCAAATCAACATCACTGAAACTTACTGATCCGGTTGTTACTGCAAATACAGAAGATGTGTAGTTTTCGGTATAAGCATAACGACCTACACCGTATAGACCGTTTGTTGCAGTATCGGTAGAACCAAGTTTTAGTCCTGTACCACCGAATAGTGATTGACCGTTATAACCGTTTTGGCCTGGAAGACCATTACGGGTAGTACCATACTTGAAGTCTAGATAGAAGATTAGACCAGATGGTAGATTCATTGGTTGTACTGAAACGAATTCCTTAGCGGAAATTTCAGCGAATACACGACGAACGAGTGGGAGAGCTACGCCTGCCCATTGTTCACTGTTAGCAGAAGTACCAGTGGCGGTAGCTTCGTTTAACAATTGTTGTGCTTGGTTTTCAAGCAAGATGGACATGTGTGCCTTATCGACACCGTTTAGTCCTTCAAGAAGACCAGTCTTGTCCCATTTGCTTTGTAATCCACGGGTTTCAGTCATCAACTTAGCCTGTGGATTCATATTGTTTGTCAATAATGATTTAATATCACTCATATTTTTGAATTTATTTTATAGTTAGTTTTTACTCACCTTACTTTTACTTCTTAATTCCGGCGAGTTTTTGGAATCTTAAAGCCATCACGTTGCTGTTTTCTACAATCAATTCCTTTTTAGGAGCTGTTGATGCAACTGGTTTACTTGCCAAACCTTCGGTGATTGTTTTCGCAGTTGTATTAGTTTTCTTGACAACTGATCCACCTAAACTATATGATTCGGACAAAATTGTATAACTCAACTTGACTTCACGGATGGACTTAGCCAAGTCGAACGTTTCCACAACCTTAAGTTTTTGTTTTTGGTCGAGGTTAAAGCTGTTAAATAGTTTATTTGTATATAGCAATTTAGCATTCAACAAATTAACTTCGTTTAGTTGATCACGTAGATATTGAACAGTAGACATAGCTTCGTTCAATTCAGCTTGAAGAGATTCAGCAACCTTTTCATCTTCAATCTTTTCGTCAACTGGTTCTTCGTCTTCGTCTTCTTCTTCACCTTCAGTGATTTCTTCACCGGCGGATTCATCATCATTCAAGGAATCAAGAAGTTCTTGTAAATCAACCATTTCATCTCCGTCATCTCCTTCAGCAACTGGAGCTTGAGCCATTGGATCAACTGGAGCAGGTGCTACGGCCATTGGATCAACTGGAGCAGGTGCTACTGGAGCAGGTGCTACTGGAGCAGGTGCTACGGCCATTGGGTCAACTGGAGCAGGTGCTGGTGCTACAGGAACATTTGGATCAACTTGACCGGCTTCATCCAATTCACCTTCTAATTCTGCGAGAATTTCATTTAATTCATCATCAGATATTTGCATTCTTTCATCCATTGCATCATCCATTGCATCATCTGATGCGGACATTTCCATTGGCATTGTTTCAGATGATTCATCTGAACCATATTCACCGTCAGAAATTTCGTTTTTTAATTTTTCAGCTAACATAGCTTCTAACTTTGGTTGGAATGCTTCTTCCAACGCTGCTTTTGCGTTTGCGAGTGCTGTAGCACGTACAGCTTTAGCGTCAGCAATAGCTTCTTTTAATAGATTTGACATATTTGTTTTTCCTTATTTAGGTGAAGTTATTTAGAATACATGAACTTCAATGAAGATTATTAAATTATATGTTGCGACAAAGGAAATGTCGTATTACTGTTAAATAAATATAAATAAAAAAATGAAAGTATTAAAAATTATTGATATTTATACTATTATGCCATATAAAATTGTAGGAAAATGTATCTTTAATACAGATACTGGTAAAAAAATGGGATGTACTAAAGGTAGTGTTAAACGATATTTAGCAGCATTACATGCAAATATACCAGATTCAAAAAAGAATGAAATACGAACAAAATTGAAAGAAATCTTTCGTAAATCATTCGCAAATACCATTAATGAAACCGCAGAACTTAATAAAAAGAATGTTAAGTTTAGAGATGAATTAAATAAAAATCAAGGACTTGATTTTAAACCATTTGAAGTTGCAAAGATTGCAGAAATAACTGGACCTGTAAATAATAAAAATGCAGGATCTGGTATGGAATTAAGTTTTGATAAAGAATTCAACGAAAATACAATTAAATTTGTTATTAAAAAATTGACAAATGAAGAAGATGATACCAAGAATTCTTTTAAATACGGCGTATGGTATACACCCTATGAAAATGAAGATGATTTTGATAAACCTTCTGCCGAAGTTCGTTATAAATTGTCTGATCCAATTACAAATGATACTGGAGAAGGTGAAATTAAAAATGAATTATATAGTTTCATAAAAGACGCAATCAAAATCAATAATTAATTATGACACATTTAAAATCATTCATTACAAAAGAAAACGAAGAAAAAGAATACAAGATAAATGATATTGATCACCCAAATGGTTGGGATTGGAAAGAAATAGACATGTTATATGGAATGGGATTTGAACCAGAAGGTGATGCTAGAATGATTTTAAAAGTAAAAAATCAAAGGCACATGGACGATTATACTTTCAAAGTATATAAAACAGATGATGATTATGTTTTATTAATCAATGATTTAAAACATTTGTTTAAAACATTCAACGATATGTTAAACAAAATAGATGAACTTGGTTCAGTAGAAACTTAAAAAATAAACCCCACTGTAAAAAGTGGGGTTTTTCGTTTCTATTTAGAATATTTTAATGGTTCTTAATTTCAAAGTACTTTTCAAGAATATTTCCCATATCTTCATACAAACTTACCATTTCAGAATTTTGTTGTTGACATTTAACCGCATTCTTTTTAAATGCTTCAGACATCCTTTTTAAATCTTTGAAATGACGAATTGCGGTATTTTCTTGCATCCAATCACCACATTCATTCACTGCGTATGTTTCTGCATACTGTGATATCTTATCAATGTTTTCAGCAATTTTCATCAATTGATGATATTCATAAAGAACTTTACCATATTCATTATAATTGTTTACCAATTCATAAAGAGCTTTCTTTTCTTCTTTGGACAGTGTCTTTACTGGTATGGGTGTTTCCGCAACACCTTGTGGTTGTTGTGGCGCAGATTGTTGTTGTTTTAAACCCAATGTTTCTGCTATTTCGGATAATTTAATCATATGATATAAATATTATACTAATTTATAAATGTTATGGATTTTTTACTTTACCAGTTGGTTGTTTACCAGCTGCTGGTGTACCAGGTGTTGGTGCAACTTTTTTCTTACTTTTCAAACCAGTAAATACTCCCATTCCTTTATTAGTAACACCTATCCAAATTTGTTTTGGTTTAGTCTTACTATTTTTCATTTTATCTAATACAGTATCCAACAATATGATTATATTATCGAATAAATTATCAAAACCAGGTACTTGTGTCAAATAATTATTTATTACAATTTCAAGTTGATCTTGTTTTAATTGACCTGCTAATTGTGGCAATTTACTATAATGTAATGCTAAAACTTTTGATAATTCAACAATAAAATTCTTTTTTAATGTATCAATTGGTTTATATTTAATTTCTTTAATCAATACATATTTAGCATTAGCGTTAGCAGCACTTGCTTTATCTTGATACATGAATTGTGTTTGATTGAACAATCCTTTGATGACAAAGGCAATATCTCCTGCATTAGTCAATCTAAATACATAACTTGCGTTCTTACCTGGAACTGTTGTTGTTGTAATTTTCTTTAATAATTTTTGAATTTTTGGATTTATAATTGTAAGACCTGATAAAAATGTTTTGATATTAGTATCAATATCAGCTTTAAGTTGTGGTGTAATTTGCGAAATATTTCCTGGAGCTGCAGGAGGTACTGCTCCTGGTTGAGCACCGCCTGGAGCAGCTGGTTGAACACCACTAATAGAAGGGTTAACTTCTGCATTAAAAAAGTCAAGAACACTTTGGAATCTTGTTCCTTGACTTTGTATAAATTGAATTACTTGATCTTTTGGTTTTTTAAACATTTTACCAAAATCAGTCAAAAATTCATCATAAATTTTTGCTTGTTCTGCACTCAATGCTTCATCAATTGTTTGTTCATAACCTTCATTCCATTTTTCTTCGATATTTTCATTCAACGATTTCTTAAGAGTATATGTGTTGTTGTATGATTTAACAAACATAGGTTCTTTATTTTCATTGAACAAAGATTTTGGTCTACCCAAAGTATCCGTTGGACCGGTATATCCTCTAGACTTATAATAATTTGCTTGTCGTGCAGCATCAGATGCAACTCTAGCTGCTCTTGTGCCAGGTTCTACAATTTTTGATTGTGTTGCACCTTGTGGTGTAGTTGCAACTTGTTGTTGTGTTGCCTGTACTTCTGGACTATTTGCATCGCTTGTATCAGCAAATTGTTGTTGTGGGTCAATTCTATTACCTTGTGCATCATATTGATTTGTATCTGGTGCTTCAGTATCAGGTAAGCTTTGATCTTCTGGTGATACTGCACTTTGTTGTTGTGTTGCCTGATATTCTGGACTATTTGCATCACTTGTATCAGCAAATCCTGTATCTGGTGCTTCAGTATCAGCCGTTCTTAAATCTTCTGGTGATACTGCACTTTGTTGTTGTGTAACTTGTACTTCGGGACTATTACCATCACTGGTATCCGCAAATCCACCCGCCGTCGCATCAACTGCGTTTGTTGTAGCATTAGAAAACAATGATAAAACCTCGGCACCGGCAGTACCAAGAGCTTGACCGGCAAGAGATCCCCCTAAACCTGCCATCATCTGATCGTTGGCTCCACGACCTTGAATTTTAGCAATTGCCACATTACCTAAACCATTAACAAGTCCAGCAGCAACTTTTGCTGCAATAGGATTTCCTGCAGTAGCAGCTGCAGCAGCAACACCAGCACCAAATGATAAAACACCCAATAAAAATTTAGTTTTATTTGGATTAGCTCTTATTAAATTAGCAATTTTAGTTTTTAATGATATAGGAGCATTACTTTGTTGAACAATTACATTTGCTTGTTGTGGTGTCGGTGGAGGAGTATTTGTTGTTGCCGCTGCTGCAGCAATTTGATTTATATTTTGATTTACACTATTAACTATTGGAGCAATTGCTTGATTATTACTAGCTGGTGTTACTGGTGCTTGCGCTTTTGGAGCTTTTGCCCATTTTGTTTTAAAACTATTTAATAAAGAATCAACTCCTGCATCTTTGCTATCTGTCGTTGGTGTGCCTATACCAGAAACATTTTTTAATCCTTGTCCAACACGAGCGGCACCTGCTTTAAAACGATCCCATAATCCTTCATCGACACTTTCAAGCAATGCTTTATCTTGTTGATGTAAATATATGGATTGATTTACACCCATATCATAACATTCTTTTAGAAATGTTTTGTTGTCGGAATCTAAATCATGATATTCTTTTGATTCGAATAAAAAGTCATACTGTAAATCCGATTTTATTTTAATGTTTTCGATTAGAGTGTTATTCATGTGATATGGATATAAATATAAATTGAATCTGTTTTATTAATATAATTATTTAATTTCGCCTAAAATGTCTCTGATTAAATCTTCTACCTTTTCCCACTTATTAGTTAATGGGTTTTTTACAATTCCTTCTTGTAAAGATTGTTCGCCGGATGGAAACATAAATGCACCTTTAGTTGATGGATTACTAACAAAATCAAATGCAATTAATTCAAAATCATCTTGAACTTCATCAGTGCCTTCATGTACATTCTTTTTAACACTTCCCATTCCTCTGGAACTAATACCCAATTTAATACCACAATTAAGTAGTTCTTTTAAAATATTACCACTTGGAGTAGTTAAAATTTCAACTTCACCCATTAAATCATTGCCACTCCAATACATTCTTTTAACATTGTGACTTACATTTTTTAAATTCACAACGCTACTGTCTGGATGATCCAATTCACCAAGTGCTCTTCGTTCTCTTATGAAATTTTCATCATATTTTTGAGCTTCTCTTTCTAAAAGTTCTTTACCATAAACTCTGCCGTTGAAATTTTTAGCTTCAGCTCTTTGTAAAACACCTTGTACAGTAAATGGTCCGCCTTTAGCCATTGCT